CGCGAGACGGGCAACGCTTCGTGGAACGCTCCGCACGTCAACGTGGATGTCGCAGGCATCTACAACGGCGAGATCGGAATGTTCGAGTCGGTGCGTTTCATCGAAACGCCACGCGCGAAGATCTTCGAAGACGCTTCGGACGGGTCGGGTTCTTCGACCGGTTCCAGCGCAACCGTGGACGTGTACTGCACCCACGTCATGGGCCGCCAGTCGCTTGCAAAGGCGTTCTCGGCTGTCGATGGCAACGGCGCGTTCCCGAAGATCGTGGAAGGTCCAGTTGTGGACGTTCTGCGCCGCTTCAACCCAACCGGCTGGTACTGGCTGGGTGGCTACGGTCGCTTCCGTGAGGAAGCACTCGGACGCATCGAGTCGTCGTCCAGCATTGGTGCCAACTAACTAGTTGGTTCTCCGCGAAGCGGGGATCGGTGGGTGTATGCCTGCTGATTCCCGCTTTTTGCGTTTGCTACACTTGTCGCGATGTCAATTTCTAACTACGCCGAGAACGCACTTCTTGACACGCTAAGGAATCAGTCGTTTGCTGTCACCACGTCCTACGTCAAGTTGCACACTGGTGATCCAGGGGAAGATGGTACTAGCAATGCTGCGACTGAGACGACTCGTAAGTCGGTGTCGTGGTCGGCTGCTTCGTCGGGTTCGATGGCTTCTTCTGCGACTCTTGAATGGACCAACGTCTCGACAAGCGAAACGTACTCACATTGGTCGCTTTGGGACAATGCTTCTGCGGGCAACTGTTTGTGGACTGGTGCTCTGTCTTCTTCTGCTGCTGTTACCGCTGGGGATACGTTCCAGATCACTACTCTTACGCTGTCTCTCGACTAGCTGAAAGGGGATAACCCCTTATGGCCAGAACAGCGGTAATCGGGTTTACTGAACCGTTTGTCGGCACCAGAAGGTTTTATGTTGGTGATCCTGTAACAGCGACCGCTACTGGGTCTGGTGCTGGAACTAGTTCGGCGGTTGGGCTTATCATCAGGTTCCGTACCGCTACGGGTGGTGGTGTCGGCACGGGAACCGCTGATCGTCTCATTATCAGGTTCCGAACGGCAACGGGTTCTGGTACTGGAACTTCGTCTGCGACTGGTGATTACATTCGTGTTCGTACCGCAACTGGTTCTGGTGCCGGTACACAAACAGCTAACGGGCTGCATATTGCTCCGCGCACGGCGACAGGTTCTGGTACAGGTTCTTCCTCTAGCGATGAAAAACTGTTTACCGCTCGCACAGGGACAGGTTCTGGTACTGGGTCTAGTTCTGCTGATGGGGATTACATTCGTGTGCGCACAGCGACAGGGGCTGGTGTTGGTTCATCGGCAACAGTTATTGTTCGTGTCCCGATACGTACAGCCACCGGTTCGGGTGTTGGCTCTGGGGTTGGTGTTGATCTTGTAATCAGTTTGCGTACCGCAACAGGATCTGGCACAGGCTCGGATGTTGTTGTTGGTGCTCGACTTGTGCCACGAACCGCATCTGCGTCAGGCACGGGTAGCAGTTCTGCTTCGTGGACGAAATCCCGTATTTTCCGCGTGCCAGCCGACGACGAATACCCTGGTGGTTTGTTTGCCAACTTTGATACGAACCAGCGTTTGCGTTCCTATGACCGTTCTGGTCGCCGTGCACGAAACCTGTACAAGCTGACAGATGGCACTTACACCACCGTCGAGCAACGAGATCAAGGGCAGGTGGTAAAAGTGTATTTGGGTTCGCATAGTAATTTTCTTACCGATACCGAGGTGTCCGAGTTGACAGCAGCCGGATACGGGAGTTATATAACCTGATGGCTACTTTTCGTCCACCGACCGACAATTTCGTTACCCAAGCCCCCACTACCCGTGACAGTGTGCTTGGTGTGTTGTCGCGTGATGAGAGGCTTCGACGCAGACTCGCCCAGTTTTATCCTGCTGCCCCGCGAGGTAGAAACGTGTATTGGCTTCTGAATGGCACCTTTACCGAGAATGACCCTGCGGACCCAGCGGACATTCGCACCGTGTTCTACGGTGGGCACGATAATGTGGTGACAGTAGAGGAAGAAGCCGCGTTGATCGCGGCGGGATACGGGAGTTACATCACGTGATAAAGCATCAGGAGACACATCCTTCGTTGGATGTGGAGGGTTGTTTCGGTTGCAAGATTGCTTGGGTGGGTGTCGCACCTTCAGCTGCCCCTACTCGTGGTGGCGGTGCGAGGGTTGCTCAGATCGCTGCAAAGGACAAGGTGTTGGAGAAGGATTTGGATGCGTATAAGCGTTTGCGTGACGAGGGGTTGCAGCCGCATAATGTGGATGGGTCAGCGAAGATTGAGCAGATCGCTGAAACCAAGTTTCAGGTTGAGACAGGGATTATCAACCCGACTCTTGATGCGATTGTCAAATGAGATCCGGTTCAACGGTTTCGCTTGTCTCCACCGCATCCCAAGAGTATTGGGATAAATGGGGGAAACAATGGTTAGCGGTCGTTACTGCGTTTGATCCGCAACCGAACGAGATTCTTCTCGTCAGCGATGTGAAAGCGGAGTTGCCTGAAAATATTCGACAAATACCAGCCGTGGAACCGTTCATCTGGGAGTCGTTCAATCATGGGATGCGTGAAGCCACAAGCGACTATGTGGGGTTTCTTGGGTTGGATGATGTGATGCCAGCAGACGCCTTCCAAGACCTAGTGCTCGAAGGCGATGTGCTTGTATCCAGTTACATTGACAGCAAGAAAGATATTCACACCCCAACCAAAGAGCGTTGGATAAACTGTCTAAACGATAATTGGTTCACCCTTGACGGATATCGGATTGTTCATCGAGATATTGCGCATCTGATTCCGCATCGCCCGATTCCGTGGGCTGACTGGGTTGCCAGTTTGGAGTATTACCAGCATTGTTTGGATGTGCGGTTTGAGGATCGGGTCCGATACTTTTACAACCTTCATGACGGGCAGCAGTCCATACCAGCGAACTATGAGCAGGCTGTACAGCAGATTGCGTTGGTGAAGCAGATGATTTGGGATGGTGGCATCAAACCTGGATCGTGTTTCCCACCGGAGCCGTTGTGAACGTTCAGCATTGGCACGGGTTCACCGATGGCAGGTTCGGCTACGGCTCGATGCTCAACGGGTTCTTGAACCATGTGCCTGATGGGGTGACGTTGGATGAGATGTCGAGCGTGTCGGTCCACATGGGTGTGCCGTTCTCTTGTAAGGGCTGGTATGAGAAGCAGCATCGTGTCTGTTTTACGATGTGGGAAACCTCGGTTGTGCCACTCAGGTTTGTGCGTTGGCTCGCCCAATACGACCAGATCCTTGTCCCCTGCAAACATAATGTTGAGACTTTCAGTAAGCATCATCCGAACGTGAACTATGTGCCGTTGGGTGTGGATCGCACTATCTGGATGCCACAGCAACGGGCAGAGAACAAGGTGTTCAGATTTATGGCTGGTGGCTCCCTGTGGGAACGCAAAGGTATCGATGCTGTGGTGAAGGCGTTTCTAAAACTTGATTTTCCTGACGCTGAACTGCATCTGAAGATGGCTCCGCATGCGTCTGATGTGCCTGACGATATTCGTGACCCTCGGATCATTTTTCACCGTAAGTGGATGACGATGAGTGAGCAGGTCGAGTTCTTCAACTCTGCTGACTGTTGGGTGGCTCCTGCCCGTGGTGAGGGTTTCGGGTTGATTCCGTTGCAGGCGATTTCGTGTGGTGTCCCAACTATCCTGACTGCCACATCTGGGCAGGAACAGTTTGCGCATCTCGCTAGCTCAACAGTGAAGTCCACACTGAAACAGTCACGGCACGGCGGGGTGTGGGACGAGCCTGATCTGAATGATCTGGTGCGTCTAATGCGTTTCCACTATGAGAACCGTTCAGCGTTGCGGGTGGATGCCCGTGAACGTGCTGTGCTGACCGATGAGTTCTCGTGGGAGAAAGCAGCGCAACGGCTGGTTGAGGTGGTGCCAAAAGGCAAGAAACTGCCAGCGTCAGCTAAATGGACTTCCCCAAAACCCGTGGTCCCTGCCCAAGTCAACAAAGCAACCACGGTCGAGATCAACGGTAAAGCGCAACGCTTCGTGCCTGGGATACAGTATGAGGTTGAAGAAAACGTGCAAGACATCCTTTACGCAGCAGGAGCATTGGTATGAAGAAGCAGTTCTGGGATAAGAAGAACCCGAAGAAGAAGTCCACCCCGTTGTCGGCTTCTCAGAAGAAGGCTGCGCAGGCTCGTGCGAAGAAAGCTGGTCGCCGTTACCCGAACCTTGTGGATAACGCTTGGGCTTCCCGTAATGGCTAAGACACCGGCATGGCAACGCAAAGAGGGCAAGGATCCGAAGGGCGGGTTGAACGCGAAGGGTCGAGCATCAGCGAAAGCGCAGGGGATGAATTTGAAGCCACCTGTGTCTGCGGCGCAGGCAAAGCGTTCACCGAAGGCGGCTGCACGGAGAAAGTCGTTTTGTGCTCGAATGTCTGGTATGCCTGGGCCGATGAAAGACTCGAAGGGTCGTCCGACCCGCAAAGCGTTGGCTTTGCGTAAGTGGGATTGCTGAGAGTGGTATCCTCTTTTTGAAAAGGATGGTGTCGTATGCCAATGGTTGGAAAAAAGGAATACCCGTACACGAAGGCTGGCATGGCTGCCGCTAAGAAGCAGGCCAAGAAGTCTGGCAAGCCGATGAAGATGAAGAAGACCGCTGCTGATAAGGCTGCGGCGAAAGGCAAGAAGAAGAAGTAGTGTCTACCGCTTCTGCGCTCCTTGATCGGGTGTCGCGACAACTGCTTTCTGGGATCGTTGAAGAACGAAACAAGTTGTCGGTGTCGATTGATTCCGACGATACAACTGTTGTTTGTTCGTATCCGGTGAACTCGCTGCAACCTGGAACGATTTTTGAGATCAGTTCAGAGTTGTTTTATGTGTGGGCGACGAACACCTCGACAAACACTTTGACGGTTGAGCGCGGGTATTCGGGGACTACAGCTGTTTCTCATTCGTCTGGGGCGGTGCTGACGTTGAATCCGCGGTTCCCAAAGGCACAGATGTTTGATGCGTTGAATCAGGACATTGATGACCTGTCAAGTCCTGCGAACGGGTTGTTTCGTGTGGTGACAGCCGATTTGTCGTACAACGGGTCTGATCGTCAGATCAACATTACGGGCGCTACGAACATTATTGATTTGGTTGATGTTCGTTTGCGGTATTTGTCGGATGATTTTCCGGTGATTCGCCGTGTGCGTTTGGGTCGTGATTTACCGACCGCAGATTTCGCTTCTGGTTACTCACTTATTTTTGATGAGGGGACGATGGCGGGGACGTTGAGGGTGCGTTACAAGGCACCGTATACTCGTTTGTCTTCTGTTTCGGACAACATTCAGTCGGTGTCGTATGTTCCTGTTTCGATGGAAGACATTTTGGAGTATGGGGTGATGTCCCGCATGTTGTCGGTTCGTGAGGTGAAACGGAACTTTATTGAGTCGCAGGGTGATACTCGCAGGTCTGATGAGGTTCCGCCTGGTGCGATGCGTGACTCGTTCAGTAACATTTTGCGTTTGCGGAGGGATCGTATTGTCGCTGAGGCGGCGCGTTTGGCGAGACAGTACCCGCTAGTTATTAGGCAGTAGCCGTGGCAATCGTTACTGAACTTGAGTTCCCGTATAAGGACACTCCAGGATTTTTTGCTGGTACTGGTGACTCTCCGCTTGTTCCATATATTTTTCCTGTGGCGATCAACGGTCGCCCGTACATGATTGATACGAAATCGAACCAGTTCACCCGCCAGTTTGATGCTCGTGTTCGTGACTCGGTTGACCAGTCAGCTGAACCTGGGGAGTCTGCTATCAACCCGCAGGGATTGTGGCGTAGGTCGCAGTCGTCTTGGCATTATGGGGCTGGGCAGAAATATGCGGATACTGCTGACGCTGAACCGTATCGTTTCTTTTCGTCTAAGGGGATTGATGTTTGGACGAAAGGCCAGTTGTCGCTTCTGTCTGATACAACGCAGTCGTATTCATCGTCTGGAACGAACCTGTATATGGCTACTGCTGATACCCGTATTTATGGTTCGGATGGGCAGAGCGTCAAGTACACAACGGATTGGTCCACCTTCACAACGGTGACGAGCACTGCCGCTTCAGATATTTATTCGATTACTTCAGATGGCTACAACGTGTTCTTTTCGTATGCGAACGGTGACATAGATCAAACGAACGCTGGTACTTCGGCGGCTTCGGCGTATATCACCGGTATTGAGGCTGGCAAGTTGGCGTATGTTCGCGGTCGTTTGATGGCTGCTGGTCAGGGTGCTGATAAGCACAAGATTTGGAATATCACTACAGCGGCTGGATCGTCAGCGAACAATCCGCCAGCGCTTTATACGCATCCGAACACGAATTTCAACTGGGTTGGTTTCGCTGGTGGACAAAACCATATTTATGCGGCAGGGTATTCAGGGAACAAAACGTTTATCTATAAAACCCAAGTCAAAGCTGATGGAACCGCGCTTGATATTCCTACCGTTGCTGGTGAATTACCTCAAGGCGAAATTGTTGTCAGTCTTGACAGTTATCTCGGCTACATCTTCATTGGTTTGGAGACAGGGTTCCGTTCAGCAACATCGGACGATAACGGGAACCTGATTATCGGACCGTTCATTTCGACGGGTTCATCTGTTCGGTCGTTTGCTGGTATCGGATCGTACGTGTATTTCGGTTGGACTAACTATGACACGGCATCAACAGGTTTGGGGCGCATCGATTTGTCGGTGCAGATTTCTACCAACCAGTTCGCGTACGCATCGGATTTGATGGTGTCTGGTCAGGGTGCTGTTCTTGATGTTCACGAGTTCGATAATGAGCCTGTGTTCACGGTGTCTGGTTTGGGTGCGTACCGTAAACATTCAACGAACCTTGTGTCGTCTGGGACGATTCAAACTGGGGTGTTCAGGTGGGGTGTGCCCGATCAGAAGTTCATTCCGAAGATTGACTTGCGTAGCGAACCACTTGACGGGACTATCGATATTCAAACATCGTTTGATTCTGGTTTGTATACGGCTGTTGGCACGATGTCTGTGGCGGATTCGGTTGATGTGACGTTCAATGGTCCTGAAACGAAAATGTTTGAAGCAGATTTCCGTATCACGTTGACTCGTTCCGCAACTACCGCTTCGCTGGGTCCGGTGTTGACTCGCTGGATGGCGAGGGCGTATGCGGCTCCGTTGCGGTCAGAGATTTTCTCGGTTCCACTTCTGATGCATCATCGGATTACGGGCAAGAATGGGCAGGATTACTGGTTTGATGTTGACGATGAGTTGAGCCGTTTACGGGCGTTGGTGTCGAATCCGAAGGTGGTTTCTTATCAGGAGAACGCTGACACCTATTCGGTGATTGTGGAGGATGTGCGCTGGATTCCGATTGAACCCGCCCGTAACCATAACGAGTGGGATTGGAACGGCACCTGTGTGGTGATTCTTCGTAGTGTAAGATAGCGACGAGTATGGCTGCTTTTACACGACGACAGTATGCGGGAGCTGCGGCTTCCACCACGATCACTGGGGCTATCAACGCGACCGACACAACTGTTGGTATCGCGGCAACAACGGGTTGGCCTTCTTCGGCTGGTGTGCCGTTTTATGTGGTGATTGATCCTGGTACTTCGTCTGAGGAGAAGTGTTCAGCGACGATTTCTGGTTCAACGTTGACGTTGACTCGTGCGCAGGATGATACGACTGGGAAATCTCATTCGTCTGGTGCAACGATTTATCCGGTGTTTACCGCGAATGATGCGGATGAGGCGAATGAACTTGTTGCGAAGCTGACCACGAAGGGTGATCTGCTGGTTACGGATGGGTCGGCGTTGAATCGTTTGGCGGTTGGTGCGAACACAACGTTTTTGAAGGCTAATTCTGGTGCGACGAATGGTGTGGAGTGGGATGCCATTGATTTGGGTACGGATACGACTGGTAATTATGTTGCGACGATTGCTGGTACGTCGAATCAGATTACGGTGTCTGGGTCTGGTTCTGAGTCTGCTGCGGTTACGTTGTCTACTCCGCAGGATATTCATACGGGTGCGACCCCAACGTTTGCTGGTGCGATTTTGTCTGGTTCGTCGTCTAGCGGCCTGTTGAGGATTACGCAGACTGGTGCTGGTAATGCGCTGTTGGTTGAGGACAGCACGAATCCTGATTCGACACCTTTTGTGATTGGTCCAGATGGGCGAGTTGCCATTGGCACATCGTCATTTGTTGGTCCGTTGAACATTGTTGCAGATTTGGATGCAGCGCAGTCGGTTCATGTGAGAAACGTAAACGCTGGTTCGACAGCTTTTTCTGGTATAAACATTGGGAACGATTCTTCTGCAACCGCTTTTAGGTTTCTTGTGGGAAGTTCTACCGCTACGTCATTTGGTGGAGCGAATTCTGCGGCGATTGTAAATACTCTTTCTTCACCATTGACACTGTGGACAAACAATACGGAGCGTATGCGTATCGACTCCAGCGGACAAGTAGGAATCGGTGGAACACCAACCGCGGGAAGAAACCTTACGGTTAGCAAGGCCATAACTGGTGCGACAACTTCTATTGGTGCTGTGGTAAGCGGCGCAATCCAGTCAGATGTTACTGGTGCAGTTCAGGTTTACCGTTCTGCTGTGAGCACGGCAGCCGCATCATTTACTTTGGCAAGTCTCACCAGTTTTTATGTGGCTGGTGTCGCTACACCTGGTTCTGGTTCTACGATTACAAACCAATACGGTTTTTATGTTGACAGTGGTCTTACTGGTGCAACAAACAACTTTGCGTTCTACGGCGATGTAGCCGCTGCTACGGGTCGCTACAACCTGTATATGAACGGTACCGCAGACAACTATCTGGCTGGTTCGTTAGGTGTTGGTGGATTGCCAACCGCAGGACGAAACCTTATTGTTGCCAAAACGATTACTGGTTCAACAACTTCTATTGGGGTTTTGGTCAACGGTGCAATTCAGTCAGATGTGACAGCCACAGCAGCGACCTATCGTTCTAGCGTATCGACACAAGCTGCTTCGTTTACTCTGTCCAATTTGGTTCACTTTGATGCTGTTGGTATTTCGACCCCTGGTGCTGGATCAACGATTACCAGCCAGTATGGTTTCCGTGTAACTGCGGCGCTTAGTGGTGCCACCAATAATTACGGGTTTTTGGGTGATGTTGCCGCTGCTTCAAATGCGTGGAACCTGTACATGTCTGGTACCGCAGCCAACTTTCTTGCGGGTCGTCTTGGTGTTGGTGCGACTCTCACTTCTGGCGTAATGGCACAGGTAACGAACACGACCGCAGGTGATAAGGCGCTAGTGGTGAAGGGTGCCGCAAGTCAGTCTGGAAACCTGTTCGAGATACAGAACTCCGCTGGCACCGCGCTGTCAACATTTGATTCAACTGGTCGCCTCAATGTGGGAAGCGGAACTGGTTACGGTTTTCAGGGTGGGAACACGCCACTCGTCGGCGCTTATGGCTCTGGCTCAACCGTTATCGGTAGTGCACGATACTCGGCAGACTCCGGTTCATCCATTTATGCTTTCGCTAAATCACGAAACGCAACTGTTGGTAGCCACACGGTAGTCAATGACGGCGACACGATTGGTCAGATTCAATTCTGGGGTTCTGATGGAACGGGCTACATTCAGGGTGCCGCTATTCAAGCAACCGTTGATGGAACACCTGGCACAAACGATATGCCTGGTCGTTTACTGTTTTTGACTACCGCGGACGGGGCATCATCGACCACAGAACGCATGCGTATTGACAATGCAGGAAACCTCGGAATCAACATGTCGTCTTTTTCTGGTGCAAAAATCGTGGCAATCGCTAATGGCACAGCACCATCGGCCAACCCCACGGGTGGCGGTTACCTCTATGTTGAATCAGGAGCCTTGAAATATCGTGGGTCTTCTGGTACCGTTACCACCATCGCAAACGCATAAGGAGCAACCAATGGCAATCGACTACACCTCACTACTCACCGCTGAACAGAAGCAAAACATCCTGAACCAGCGCATCGCCCAGTTCGCTGCCGAAGCATGGCAACATGAACTGAACAAGCAAACCTGTGCCCAGTTGAACGATGAGGCTGGTGTCGCATCAGCAGAACAGGCTCTCGCCACCCTTGAAGCCGCGATCAACGTGCATCAGGCGGAACTCAACAACATCGCATAGCGTGTTCAGAAGTCGCTGGATCGTTTTTCTTCCAGCGGTTTTCTTCGCTTTACTTCCCAGAGAAGCACAAGCTGAACCCGAATACGGGTTGAACGCTGTCGGCTATCTGATTGACCAGATACCACCGGAACGCTCAGACAACCTGTACCCCACTTGCGGGTCCGAGGTCGAAAACAACATCAACCGCAACTTCAACGGAGAACCATTCCAAGAGTGCGGTTGGGACTACTTCATGGTCCACTACACAGGGTTCATCACACTGCCCGAACACGAAACGATTGAGTTCATGGTCGCAGCCGATGACGGTGGCACAGTCAATATCGGTGGCTACGAGTTCGGTACTTGGAACCTGAAGGGCTGCTCGTGGTCGCAGACCATAACGCTTTCCGTTATGCCGGGCGAATACCCGTTGGATGGCTGGTTCTTTGAGGCTGGTGGCGGTACCTGCTATATGCTCGCTTGGAAGATTGACGACGCATATTGGGAGATCGTTCCAGAATGGGCATTTACAACAGCATCCACCCCTGTGACGACGACCTCTACTTCTACTGTCCCCGAAACGACTGCCCCTGCCACGACCACTACTTCTACGACGCTTCAGGAAACCTCAACCACTCAGGAACCGACGACTACTTCCTCGTCGTCCACCACCACAACTGAACCAGAAACAACAACGAGTTCATCCTCAACCTCCACCACAGTGGCTCAAACCACTACCAGTTTGAGCGTCCCTTCCGCAACCAGTAGTTCCACAACGGAACCACCGCCACAGACAACAAGCACCATCCCACAAGAATCTTCAACAACATCTGTTCCTCCTTCTACGAGTACGACGCTACCTGCCACGTCAACCACACAAGAATGGGTACCTCCACCGCCATCAGCCACGATTGAACCTTCCACGACTGTGCCCCCAGTATCAACAACGGAAGCACCACAACCGCCAGTAACAGACCCAGAAGTCCCAGAAACTCAAACATCGGTGGACACGCTACCCCCGTTCGAGGAGGATGTGGTGGAGGATCCACAGGAACCAGCCGTGGACATCCCTGTTGAGGATGCCCCCACAATCGACGCAGAGCCTCCTGTAAGCCCCGTAGACGAGAGCGAACCCCCTGTCAGCACTATTGATACCCCTGAAACGCTCCTAGAGGCTCTGGATGCGTCCTCCGAACCGACCCCTGCGCAGGCTGCCCAGCTTGCCACCAACCCACAGGTGCTTGCAGTAGCAAGCGTAGAGCAGGCTGAAGCCATCTTCGAGGCGTTGAATGTTAGCGAACTAGATAACACCCAAGTCGCTGCCCTGATCGAAGCGGTACAGGATGCGCCAGCCGAAGTCCGTGAAGCGTTCGAGGACACGATTGACATTTTCGGTGAAGGCTTAGATGACTATGTGCCCCTCGGATCCAACATCCCAGTCGGCACCAGACGCACACTAATCGCTGTAACAGCAGGGGTAACGCTCGCAGCAGCAGGTACTAGAATACGGCGCTGATGCGTAAATTCTTCAACTTCCTGAGCGACAACTCATGGACCTACGCCGGAACCAGCCTTGTGTTGATTACCTTGTCTGGGCCTACTCTCCGGTCAGCCCTGTGGATAACTGGTGTAACATTGATCCTGCACTCAGCGTTATCCCTCTCCCAGAAAGACTGAAATGGACAAGCTCAAGAACATCATTTTCCGTATCTTCGCCCTGTTCGGCTCCTCGGCTTTGGCTGCGGTTGCTGGTGGCGCAATCATCGGTGTTGAACTGTGGAAGTCTGCTGCCCTTGCTGGCGTGATGGCCTGTGCTCAGGTCGTTGAGAAGCTTCTCCGTTTCAGCGTGGATGGCACGTTGACGAAGGAAGAAATTGAAGCCGCGTTCTCTGGCGCTGGTGCACCGAAGAAGAAGGATGAGGCGACCGCATAATGGCGAAGGTGGACATCGCCAAACTTCCCATCATCAAGGTGAAGTTGTGCTCGCACCTCAAAGGGGTGGAGCCAGGTGAATTGGACCCGTCGCTTTTGCGCAAGATCGAAGGCAAAGGTCAGTTGCATCATTGTGCGGCTGACGCATACGAGGCGATGGACGCCGCGGCTAACGCAGAAGGAATTGACCTCAGCCCGACTAGCCCAGCGGACACATATCGCAGTCTTGCGGTTCAGGAGTACGGATTCTTCCAGCGATACACCGACAAGCCAAACAAGAAGCAGATGAAGCAGAAGCCCCGTGTCTACAAGGGCAAGGCTTGGTATTTGAAGTCACCAAAATTGGCGCAGCTGGCGGTGCCTGGTACGAGTCAGCATAATTACGGGGTGGCCATCGATATTGCCAACGCCGCAGAACCGAAGCGTTTGGAGTGGCTTGCCAAGAACGCTGTGTCATTCGGGTTCTCGTGGGAAGTACTTCCGTCAGAGCCGTGGCATCTGCGTTACGTTGCAGGCGATGATGTGCCTGAGCGCGTGAAGGCGTGGAAGGAATCACAGGGAGCTTGATGTGGACGCTGGGTGGGCTGTCTTTCTTAGCGCCGTTGTTGCTGGTGCTTTTTCTGTCATAGTCGCCCTGCTCCAACGATTCAAGAAGGAGAACGCCTCAGATCATGAGGTTGTGATGGGGATGCTGAAGATGGTTTATAAAAAGCAGGGCAGCGTAGAAACCAAGATAGATAAGGTTTCTGAGAGGTTGACGGACCACATCGAGAACCACTAGGGTTTGCCTCTCTTAGGGAGGTGCTAGACAATGGCAAAGAACTTCAGTATGGTGGAGTTGCGACTCATTCGCGACAGTCTTTTGAGGGTGACACCGGCAAGAGATCAAGCTGATGCGTTGTGGGATGTAATCGAGAAGATCAACGCATTGATTGGAGAACAGCGTGAGCAAGACAAAGGGAAGTCTGCTAACAGAAATAAAAGAAGCGCAGGGGACTAGCGGTCGCAGACCGCTCATTTTCAGTATCGCTGAAGAACTACCCGATGAGGACCGTGATGACTTCTGGGCGGCGATCAACGACCACAGCATTTCTGCTGGGGCGATAAGTCGGGCGCTTGCGAACAGGGGAATCAAGTTGACTGCCGCATCCATCGCTACTTATCGTCGAAAGGAATACAGTCATGGCGCTTGAACGCGAAATCCAGTTAGAGGCTGAGATCGCTGATCTTCGTGCAGCGTTGAAGACTGCACAGCAGAAGGAAGCTCGTGCGAAGAAGCGGTCCGATGACATGGTGGAGGCGGTGTATCAGGCTGCGCGTGACGCGGCCCGTGCCACCCCAACCCGTAAACCTGTCCCGTTCAAGAAGGACACCCGCAAAGGTAAGACTGAGGTGGCGTTGGTTCACGCTACGGACTGGCAGTTGGGTAAGCGCACCGTGTCGTTCGGTGTGTCCACGCTGGCGAAACGAATCGAGCAGTTCACCGAGAAAGTGATGACGCTCACCGACATTCAACGTGCGGATCATCCCGTCAAGGAGTGCACCTTGATGTTTGGTGGCGACATGGTGGAAGGCATCGGCATCTTCCCAGGACAGGCGTACGAGGTTGAAGCTCATCTGTTTGAGCAGTTGTTTGAGGCGACCTCGGTGATGGAAACGATGGTGGCTTCACTCGCTGGGTTCTTCGAGAAGGTTCATGTGGTGTGCGAGTACGGCAACCACGGTCGGTTGGGGCGCAAGGGTGATATGCCTGCCGGTGACAACATCGACCGTATGGCGTATCGCATCGCGTCTGAGCGCACAGCCCATCTGAAGAACGTGAGCTGGCAGATGTCATCAAACTGGTATCAAATAGTGAACATCGGTTCCTATCGTGCACTGCTGGTGCATGGTGATGAGATCAACTCGTTCGGTGGCAACACGCCAGCGTTCGGCATCCTCCGCAAAGTAAACGCTTGGTCCACGGGTGTGGTTGAGGAGTTCCAAGACTGCTACATGGGGCACTGGCACACCCCGATGACGCTCACGATGGCTAACGCTGGTCGCATCTTCGTGACAGGCTCACCGGAGTCACACAACGAGTACGCTCGTGCGTTTATCGCAGCAGTCGGCCAGCCCTCCCAGCGTCTGCATTTCGTGGATCCTGTGAAGGGTCGAACGACAGCCGAGTACACGGTGTGGTTGGACTAGTCATGCGTACCCCGATAGACCGACTCATCGAACAGCTGGACAATGTGCCGTACACCAGTAACCAGCAGGAACTCTGCTTTGAGGCATCAAACATGATTGAGGCTTTACGGAAAGAAGTGAACCGTTGGAAGAACACTGCGGGCATCATGCACGAAGCGTTACACGAAGGCGATGTCGATTCTGCTAAGAGCTACTACGAGGAGCAGTGCGCACCGTGGCACCAGTAACCAACCTCTGTCTCTGCGTCTATGACGGTGTAATCCCACGAACCCCACGCTGCGGAGAAAAGACCGATGACTCAGACGAATAAAACCATTGTCCTCGTCCAATGGGCCGACACCCACATGAGCGACTCAGGCTGGCTTGACCTCGACAAGTATGAGGACGATGGCGAAATGCTGGTGGACACCGTAGGATTCCTGATACCGGTAGGGGAACCAGGCTCCAAAGATCAGCACGTCACCGTCTGGCAAACACTCTGCAAGGGCGAAGGTATCCACGCAATCCATATCCCAGTAGGGATGGTCCGAGACATCAAGGTTCTTGACACAGCCTCGTTACACCCCTAAGGTAAACCATCTGCAACGGAAGGAGAACCACATGCAGAACAGATACACACAACCAAAACCACCGCACGGCAGCCAGGAATGGTTGACAGCTCGATGGAAGAACAGCAACGGCGAGAAACGGGTGACAGCATCCGTAGCCGCAGCCGTCCACAATGAGCACAAGTACACCAGCATGGCTGATCTCGCGGTCGAACTTCTTTCGGTGACACCCCCTGCACCGAAGGAACAGAACGATGCGATGAAGCGAGGCACCATCCTCGAACCCGTCATCCTGAACTGGGCTGGAGAACTACAGGGAACGGTCATCAACG